CAACATCATAAATGTAACCAACCCCAGCAAAGTTTTTTCTTAATGGAGTTCCACCATCTAAATGAACACCACCTCTAGTGTTATAAGAAGTCTGAATCCATTGCCCTGCTGAGTCATCTACAAAGGTTTCAAAAAACTCTGGTTCAGCAACAATTACTTTAGTTACAATACCATCAACTACTTTTGCATAATGTGCCATCTACATAATCTCCTTATATTGCCGTTATGTCGTATCTAACGATGACAATACCAGAACCACCTGCACCTGTTAATGCAACGTTGCCAGACCTTTCGTCACCGCCACCACCGCCACTTCCTGTGTTTACAGTTCCATTTGTAGCATTTAATTGTTTTTGTGATTTACCACCATTTCCACCGCCACCGGCGCCACCCTGTGGGATAGTATTATTTGAGCCTGTATACCAAGCGCCAGCACCACCACCGGCACGAGTTACAGATGAACCTGTAATATTTGATGAAAGACCATCACCGCCATAACTGCTAGAAGTATTTGGCATCTCAATTTGGTCATTTGAACCGTTACCACCGTCTTGACCGGCACCGCCACCACCGCCACCAGACCGCCATGAGGTTGCATCACCGTAACCTCCATCATAACCTTGTCCAGCAGTTCCAAACCCTCTACTACCAATTAGTTGATCTCGACCAGTACCACCACCAGAACCACCATTTGAAGCACCGGCCCCAGATTGAACACCACCTGTTCCACCACCAATAGAAGTAATAGAATCGAAAACAGAATTTCCACCATTTGCCCTTGCAGCCCCACCAGAACCCACTGTCACCGTTTTGTTTCCAGTTGAAAGACTTAATGCACTTTCAGCAGAGGAGTTTCTTCCAGATGTTTGTCCAGAAACATTAGTTCGATACCCACCAGCACCGCCGCCTCCACCACCACCGCCGACAGAATCACCGCCGCCTCCAGCGCCTCCGGCAATAACTAGATATTGAACATCTAAAGATGCAATAGTATTTGTAAATGTTCCAGATGATGTGAATGTATGAATTCTATAATTACCAGAGGTTGTGATTGTTCCACCAGAAGGTAATGCAAGAGCAGTTTTATTCAAACTTGCTGTTGTGTTATCTATGTTTGTTACAGTAATCGTTACTACATTTCCAGCAGTTACATTAGAATATACTGCACTAGGAACAGTAACAGTTGCGGCAGTGTCAGATGTTGCAGTAACATTGACATCCTCATCAATTGAGTCTGATAATTGTGTAAAGTTTACAGTTAGAGTATCTGTAAGAAAACCAGTTCCAGTAAGCGTTAAGTCTGAACCAGCCACACCAGCATAAATATTTCCAGTAATAGATGATAATGAAACTTGTTCTGCCGCAATCTTTAACCATTCGCTTCCATTGTAATATTCCATAACACCCAAATCAGTATTATATCTCTGAGCGCCACTATATGCTGTTACTGGTCTTTGTGCAGTCGTTCCTTCTGGTAATACAAACTGTCCTGTAGAAGTGTTATCTTGGTCTGAAACTGCTGTAGGAGTTACAGAAACATTATCAAGAGCGGCTGATTTAACATCGCTGCTTGCGTCTAGTAAGTCTGATATATCTCTTGCTTTAGTCATTCGTTACCTCCAACCATCCTGTTGTGTTGTCTGCTTGGTAAGCATCTTCATCCCATTCATACACTAGACCATCAGTAGGATAAGTTAATGGTGCTTCCCAAAGATATGTTGTTTCATTTTTAGTCCAACTGTTAAATGGTTGTGGGGCATAAAAGCCTACGCCATCGTAATGAAAACCTATACCTGCAAAATTTTTTCTTAATGCTTTTGTTTGGTCAGCACTTTCTGTATTTGAGTTAGGTTCATAATGTTTGCCACCACGCGTATTATAAGAAGTTTGAACCCATTCACCTGCAGAATCATCTACAAATGTGTCAAAAAAATCGGCTTCAGCAACAATTACTTTTGTTACTTTTCCATCTACTATTTTTGCATAATGAGCCATAATTTTATCCTATAATTGATACCTTACTATTACAACACCAGAGCCGCCAGCACCTTCTGTAAATGAAGATGTAACTTCACCAGCACCGCCTCCACCACCAGTATTGCCTTGTCCAGCCACTCCACTAGCGCCATCTTCGGCAGCGTATGACCTGCCACCTCCACCTTGACCGCCACCATTAATACCAGTAGTTTGATATCCTCCTGCTCCACCACCAGCATAATAACCGCTATCACCAGTAGATGTTGCTGTAGCCCAAGTAGAATAGTTTAAGCCATCTCCTCCATAACCATTTCCATCTGTGTTACCAGCTTCGCCAGCACCTCCGCCGCCGCCGCCATAGTCATTGGATTCACTACCATTACCACCAGCATTACCTTGTCCAGAAGTTCCAGAAGCACCAGTACCGTCACTTTCTTGTCCACCTCCACCACTGCCACCACTAGTAGGGGAATTACTATTACCGCCGCCACCGCCACCGCCAATTGCGGTTAATCCAAAAGCAGAACTATTGTTTCCAGAGTTTCCAACTCTATCAACTTGGGTACCTGATGTTCCTTGATTTGCACCACCAGCACCAACAACAATAGAATATCCTGTTACTGAAAGTGTTGATGTTGTACCTTGTAATAATCCACCAGCACCTCCGCCACCACCAGGCCCTCCAATGGCGCAACCACCAGCACCGCCACCAGCAACTATTAGATATTCTACTTGTTGACTGATTGTATTAGTAAATGTTCCAGATGAAGTAAATGCGTGATACCTATAACCGCCAGATTCCGATATTGTTCCTCCAGAAGGTAAAGCTATGGCTGTTGTAGTTTGATTTCCTGAAGTTGCACCATCACTATTTGTAACTTTAATTGTAACTACATTACCACCTGTTACATTGTTATAAACAGCGGCAGAAACCGTAACTGTAGCACTAGTATCACTAGTAGGAGTTACAGTAACATCTTCATCAATTCCATCTGATGATTGTAAAAAGTTGACGACAAGATTTGCAGTTAAAAAGTTTGTACCAGTTAAAGTTAATGTAGATGTTGCACCAGCATATATTGTTCCAGTAACATTTGTTAATGTAGGAATAGCAGATGAAATTTTTAACCAATTTGAACCATTAGAAAAGTAAATTGTATCATCATCAGCGTTGTATCTTATATGACCTTCTTTTGTAGATGCAGTTGGTGCTTGTGCAGCAGTACCTACTGGTAGACCAAATGATTCAGTGTTACCTGTTAGGTCAATAGTGTTTCCATTACCATCAAGATCGCCGCCTAACTGTGGAGTCGTATCCCCTACTACATCTGAAATAATTGTAGTTGGTTCTAGGTCACCACTTGTGCTGTTGTAGGCCAATACTTGACCGTTAGTAATACCTGCAAGGCTTACATCATTAGCATCCCCTACGCTAAAGTTAGCCAATGCAAATGTGCCGTATGCAATAATGTCTACGGTATCTGTACCTGATGCACCAATCGCACTAGCAAATACAATGCTTGTACCTGAAGTTGCTGTGATGTCAGTGCCATTAACCATCTTGACACCGTTTAAGTACACATCAACATAACCTGCGTCATAGGCTAATGTGCTGCCAGAATCGTCTGTACCTGTAATTGTGGTGGTACTTGAGGATACTGTGAAAATAAATCTGTCTGCTGTACCGTTTACGCTAGACCCTGTAGACACCCACCCGCCAGATGAGTAAACCTTCATCGTGTCTGTGGATGTATCAAAATACAAATCACCCACCTGAAGGGCTGATGAATCTGCTCTTGTTGTAGGTGGTGTTGCTGATGCTCCAATGTACACATCTGCAAAATTTGTAATATCAGTAACGTTATTTGCTGCAGTTGTTACATCTGCTGATATACCCGCAACTGTAGTTACGTTTGATGAAATCCCCGCAACTGTATTGATGTTTGCTGCATTAGAATTTACAGCGTTAATATTTGTTTCGTTGCCTGCTACTGAATTTACATTTGCAATGTTAGTAGCAACCGTACCGATATTGTCTGAACCTGCTAAGTCTGTAGCAACAGTACCAATATCTGTAGCATCACCTGCTACTGCAGTAACATCAGATGAAATACCTGCTACGGTATTAACATTTGAAATATTTGTGCCAACGTTATTTACATTAGTAATGTTGGTAGCAACTGTGCCAATAGTATCTGTGCCAGTAAGGTTAGTAGCGATTGTTCCAATATTAGATGTATCACCTGCAACCGTAGTTACATTGCTGCTTATTCCTGCAACTGTTGTTGTGTCACCAGAAATACCTGCCACCGTAGTAACATCGCTTGATATGCCTGCTACTGTGGTTACATCACTAGAAATACCTGCAACGGTATTGATGTTAGTTTGTGCTGATACAGTTGGGGTCAATTGA